GATGTAATAATGCAACTATTAGAAAAATAATTTATGAGACGGAAATTAAAAGAACAGATTGATTACGGGAACACACCTGAAAGGATGGACCCAAATTTAGAAAGAAAATTGGCGAGTCCTGATAGTCTTTACGCGACAAATCCTGCAATGAAAAAAGGTGAGGCCGATGTTCAAAGATTAGTTAGTAATAGATTTCAAAAAGTTGCAGATAAGTTAAGACAGGTTACTAATATCCAAGATTTAAGTTCTAAACAAGTTCAAGGTATGGTTTACCAAGAAATGATGAGAAAACTTCCTAACATTATGAGGATTGAGGCGGCTCATAAAGACGAATTAATTGAATTAGCGATACAATCGTCATTAGATGAAGGTGAAGTTCCTGAAGGAAGATATCAAATTGAGGCTGATTTAGGAATGCCAGATACTGGTAATTTTAGAATGGAACCTGAAGATGAAGAAGATGAAGAAGAAGAAAAAGAAGAAAAATTAAAATTTTCATCTTTTGACCTTGACGAATTAACTGATGAGGAAATTTTAGAATTAGAAAAACACAAAAGAAATATTATTAACGCTCTTATTCAAGGAGCAGCAAAAAAAGGACATTACCTTTTTCAAAAACCTGAAGTTAAATCAAGATTAGATGCTATTGACCCATCTTTATATAGAGATTATTTAGGTATCATGGCAATCAACGATTTTTTGTATTTTAGTATGGAACAGATGATTGAACAGATGTCACAAACAGGTCAAGGGGTTGCAGGTAAAGTTGAATTAGGTGACGCCGATGAAGAAGAAGGTGAAGAAGGTGAAGAACAACCTGACACTAAAATTATTGCAACTGGAATGATTTTTCCAATTCTTTGTCATGAAATTATTAAAGGATTAGAAGAGGCTAAAGGTAGAGCTGGTTTACCATCAGACTCTAATCTTAGGGCAAAAGTATTAGGTCAAACTGATGTATTATCAAACGAGCCAATGCAATTACGTATTGGACCTGAAATTGTTGAAAAATTACGGTTTGCATTACCTGATGATATTTTTAATCCTGAATATAAAGGATTAATAAATTTTTTCCATGTTTTATTATATCAAATAGAGGCAAAAGAATTTTTAGAAGTTATTGGAAATGCAATTTCTGAGGATTCTTCTAAGATTAATAAAGCCAAAAAACGATTTGAAGAAATTGTCGAAGAAGCAAAACAAATGCAAGAGGAATTTGAAGATTATAAAGAAGATGAAGATATTGACCCTGACAGTAATGATGATGATGATTTAGATGATTTCTTAAATAGTTTAGGAATAACAAGACCTAAATAACAATGTGTGAACAAAGAACAATTAATTATCGAGTTAACAAAGTGTATAAGGAGTACTCCCTACGCACTTAGAACTTATTTACAAACATACGATAATACCGTATCAAAGTATGTTCCATTAGATTTATTTCCCGACCAAGTTAGTTTAATAAATGATTACGACAAATACAACGAAAACATCGCATTAAAGTATCGTCAGGCGGGTGTAACAACCGTAACTGCCGCTTGGATATCAAAAAAATTGGCCTTCGCTCAAAAAAACAAACCTGAAAAAATTCTTATTATTGCCAACAAGTTAGACACATCAATGGAGATGGCTAACAAAGTTAGAGGTTTCACTGAACAATGGCCGGATTGGGTTGGTATTTCATTCTCAAAAGAAAAAAACTCACAAAGACATTTTAAACTTAATAATAATTGTGAAGTTAAAGCCGTTGCAACATCAAAAGATGCCTTGAGGGGTTACACACCCACAATTCTTGTCTTTGATGAGGCGGCGTTTATCGAAGCAGACTCAGATTTTTGGTCAGCTTGTATGGCGTCACTATCTACAGGGGGTAAAGTTATCGTTGTATCCACCCCAAACGGATATGACCAAATTTACTATGAAATCTATGACCAGTCATTAAGGAATATGAATGATTTCAAAATATCTGAGATGTTTTGGTATCGTGACCCAAGATATACAAAAGATTTGTATATGGTTAAAACTCCTGACTTAGTACATTTTCTATTAAATCGAGAAGAATATTCTGAAAAAAATATTATTAAATTACCGATGGAAAATCCATATGAGAGAGACCACTCTGTTGTAACCGATTACATTAAACAAGGATACAAACCATGTTCCGCATGGTTTGAAGGTATGGTTAAGAAATTGAAGTTTGATAGAAGAAAAGTTGCACAGGAATTAGAATGTGACTTTTTGGGTTCGGGTGATAATGTATTCGAATCTGAATTGATGCAAAAAATATCTAATAACACCTTATGTGAGCCACAAGCCAAACTAATGGGTGGTTCACTATGGATATTTAAAGAACCGGTAAACGGACACAAGTATGTGATGGGTGTCGATGTATCAAGAGGTGACTCTGAGGACTTCTCATGTATCCAAATCATCGATTTTGACGAAAGGGAACAGGTGTTAGAATATGTTGCCAAAGTTCCACCAGATGTTGTGGCAGAAATTGCATATAAATGGGGAACAATGTATAATGCTTACTGTGTTATTGATATTACAGGTGGTATGGGTATTTCCACGTCAAGAAAATTACAAGAATTAAGTTATCAGGGGGGGTTATATGTCGACAATGTTGATACCACAAATAAATGGAAATGGGACCCAAAGATTAATGAAAGAATTCCAGGAATTAACTTTAACTCAAAAAGGGTTCAAATTATATCAGCATTTGAAGAAGGAGTAAGACACGGGTTTAAAGTGTATTCAAATCGTTTATACAATGAAATGAATACGTTTATTTATATTAATGGAAGACCTGACCACCAAAAAGGACATCATGATGACTGTATTATGGGAGTATCTATGGCACTATATGTTGCAGAAAAATCATTCCAATCATTAGAAAAAGTTACAAACCATACCAAAGCAATGATTAACTCGTGGGCAACAAATGTAACCGAAAACAAAAATTCGTCAGAATTCTTTAATCCTATGATTCCTCAAATGGGTAGAGATAGTGGTTTAAATAATGTTGGACAAGCAACAAAGGCGGATTATCAAAAATACGGATGGTTATTTGGTTCCTAATAAGTATTTATTTTATCAAACTAATTAGTAAATTATAATATGAGTCAAGAAAATCTAACGGTCTGGCAGAGACTATCAAAAACATTCGGTCCAAATTCATTATTGAATCAAGATTATCCAACTTTTAAGTTTGATAAAAAAGAACTTTTACGTACGCCAAATCGAGATGATTACGAGAAAGAAAAACTTCAAGCTCAACAAACATTTTATTTAACAAATCAATGGGCAAAAGTTGAAAACAATTTATATACTCAAGCAGTTTATTATGAACCATCAAGATTATCCGCTCAATATGATTACGAAAGTATGGAATATACACCTGAAATTTCGGCAGCATTAGACATATATTCTGAAGAATCTACAACAACAAATGAAGATGGTTTTATTTTACAAATTTATTCTGAATCAAAAAGAATTAAATCTGTATTAGCAGATTTATTTAATACTAACTTATCAATGTGGACAAGAAATACTTGTAAATACGGTGATAATTTCGTTTATTTAAAGTTAGACCCTGAAAAGGGAATTGTTGGTTGTCAACAATTACCAACAATTGAAATTGAACGTAGAGAATCTGGTGTGGCCGGTAATATTACTATAGATATTACTAAAGATACTGATAAAAAACCACTTCATTTTACTTGGAAAAATAAAAACATGGAATTCCAATCATGGGAGATAGCCCACTTTAGATTATTGGGAGACGACCGAAAACTTCCTTATGGTACATCTATGTTAGAAAAAGCAAGACGTATTTGGAAACAATTATTATTGTCAGAAGATGCGATGTTAATCTATCGTACATCAAGAGCTCCTGAAAGAAGAATGTTTAAAGTATTTGTGGGTAATATGAATGACGATGACGTTGAAGCATACGTAAACCGTGTTGCCAACAAGTTCAAAAGAGAACAAATTGTGGATTCTAAAACAGGAAACGTGGATATGAGGTTTAACCAAATGGCGGTTGACCAAGATTATTTTATTCCTGTTCGTGACCCTGCAGCACCAGACCCAATTACGACTTTACCTGGAGCAACAAACCTATCAGAAAT